TAAAAACAAATATGAGACATTTCCAGATAACCATCTAAAAGAAAAAGCACACATTGATTTTGCTAATTTATTTGTAGAATGGATTAATAGTGACACGGTAAAGAAATAAAGATATAATAACAAAATGGCAAAAACATACGATACTGCAATACAAAAGCTATTCATTGAAATGATGCTAAGTGATCCACAAAGTTATGTGCGAGTTCAGAATATCTTTAATTCTGATAACTTTGACCGCAGTCTTAAAGGTGCAGCAGAGTTTATTAAAAATCACTGCGAGCATCATACTATCATGCCACTGATAGAACAGATCAATGCTGCTACCAATAATACATTTCAACCTATACCTGGCATGACCGATGATCACACTGCATGGTTTTTAGAAGAATTTGAAGATTTTACAAAACAAAAAGAACTTGAACGTGCTATTCTCAAGGCAGCAGACCTGTTGGAAAAAGGTGATTTTGACCCTGTTGAGAAACTGATTAAGGATGCAGTGCAAATTAGTTTGACCAAAGACCTTGGCACAGATTATTTTGATGATCCTATTGCTCGTCTTACAAAGATTAAAGACAATAATGGACAAACCAGCACAGGTTGGCTAACGCTTGATCAAAAGCTATATGGCGGATTTAATCGTGGTGAGTTGAATATCTTTGCTGGTGGTTCGGGTTCGGGCAAATCTCTATTCATGCAGAATATTGCATGTAATTGGGTATTGGCTGGTTTAAATGGTGTTTATATCACATTAGAATTGAGCGAAGAATTAACCGCAATGCGTATTGATAGTATGCTTACCAACACTGCAAGCAAGGATATCTTTAAGAGCATTGAAGATATTGAAATTAAAGTAAGAATGGTTGGCAAGAAGAGTGGTAAGTTTCAAATCAAGTATCTGCCAGCACAAAGCACCATTAATGACGTTCGTTCATATTGTAAAGAACTACAAATTCGTACAGGTCGCAAACTTGACTTTATCATGATTGATTATCTTGATCTTCTTATGCCTGTTAGTGCAAAGGTAAGTCCAAGTGATCTATTTGTCAAAGACAAGTATGTTAGTGAAGAAATTCGTAACTTTGCAAAAGAAATGGATATTTTGCTTGTTACTGCATCGCAGTTAAACCGTGCATCTGTGGAAGAAGTTGAATTTGACCATAGCCATATTAGTGGTGGTATCTCTAAGATCAATACTGCAGATAATCTCTTTGGTATCTTTACTAGCCGCAGTATGCGTGAGCATGGCAAATATCAGTTGCAGCTTATGAAAACTCGTAGTAGTAGTGGCGTTGGTCAAAAGATTGAACTTGAGTTTGATATTGATAGTTTGCGTATCCGTGACTTGCCAGATGATGGCGAAGGCATTACATTTAAGAAACCAGTTAGCAGTATATTTGACGGGGTAAAAAATAAAAGTACTGTTATACCAGTTGCAGAGACAGAAGAAAGTGGAAAAGTAGTTGCAGATGTCAATAGTACTAAGTTAAAACAAATGTTAGCGAACATAAAGAAAACTTAAATACAATCATGATTTCAATACAAGATGTAGTCCATTTACACATGGAATTTAGTTCGTTATGCAATGCTAGATGTCCGCTTTGTCCTAGAAATTTATATGGTTATCCTTATAATCGTGGATATGAAGAAACAAGTTTGTCACTGGAACTGATACAGAAATCATTTACTCCGCAGTTTATAAAACAATTGGGTATGATTTTAGTTAATGGAAATTTTGGCGATTTCACTGCCAATCTAGAAAGCATAGATATACTAAAATATTTTAAACAACATAATCCAAGTTTGTTTATACAAGTAAGCACCAACGGCAGTGCAAGAAGTGCTGAATTTTGGCAGGAACTTGGAAATATAAACAATACAAAAGTAGAATTTTGTTTAGATGGTCTTGAAGATACTCATCATTTATATCGCCAAGATACAGATTTTAATAAAATCATTCAAAATGCCAAAACATATATGGCATCAGGTGGGTATGCTGTTTGGAAGATGATTAAATTTGACCATAATCAACATCAAATTGCAGAAGCTGAACAACGAAGTAAAGAATATGGATTTAAAGAATTTCAATTAGAAGACCATGGAAGAAATAACGGACCAGTATTTGATCGCAAAGGCAATTTGGTCCATGTTATGGGTGATTGGAACGCGCATACTAAGATTGAAGAAATTATTGAATTTCATGCCGATACCACAAAAAAATATCAATATCCAGCTTACAATCCAAATAGAAAATTAGACTGTTTTACAAAAAACAATAATTCAATTTATATTGCAGCAGATGGGCGAGTATATCCTTGCTGTTTTATGGGTTTTAATCCTCTTACATATAATAAAGGCTGGCATGGATTTGTAAATGGACAAATCAAACCAATTGTGTATAATAATAGTCTACATGAAACAACTCTAGAAGAAGCAATGAAGTGGTTTAGTAAAGTTGAGTCATCCTGGGCAAAAACAAGCATGGAAAATGGACGCCTTATACAGTGTGATATAGCGTGTGGTAAATTGGAAACTGCCTAAAAACCCATAAATAATTTTGGAGTATAACAATTTGCGCAAACAATCACGTAGTATTCTTGATGAATTAAGCCAATTAAGTAATAATAAAAACACTGGTTTGGTAATAGAAAGCAGAGCAAATCATATTATTAATAGTGCAATAAACTTAATTAATCAAATACGAGAAACATATGATACTCCACAAGCAGAAGAATTAGAAAGAAGATTATTAAATAGTATTCGTACCCAAGAACCTACTAAATTTATTCGTGGATTGAGAAAAATAGATGAAAGCCGTTGAAGTTTTATCAGAAGCACCAGTAAATCCACTTGTTATACCACCAGTGGGTTCAAAAGAATTTACAGATAGCGCAAACTACATTAAATCTATTATTGACAAAGTTCCAAAAACTGGCGACGCGGCCAAATTTAAAAATGCAGTTGAAGTTGCATTAAACAGCACACCTGGCGTTAAATCATATATAAAACCTTCAGATTATTCAACTGGTGCGCTTGGTGGAGTGCTATCTTCATTCGCTAATACAGATTTTGCAACAGGTTCTGCAACATTAGAACCAAAATTAAACAATTTAATACAAGCAATAACTTCTACTTGGTATCAAGGTCGAAAAGAATTAGCTGCAAGCGGAAAATTAGGCGGTGGCACTGTTGATAATGTTCGTGAAAAAATAAAAGCAACTGTTGGAGTATATCCAGATGATCCGAATTTTTTAACAACAATATATGGCGGATTAATGGATAAACCACCTGGTTCATTGGCAAAATTAAAATCTGCTTTTGCAAAAGCAAGCATACCACTGCCTCCATAAAAAAGTTATATATAAGCCAATTTTAAACCACAAACATAAATACTCTTAGCGTAATAATAAACGCAATTTTTGGAGAATTAAAATGGCAGATTTTTATCGTACAAATGGTAGTGCTGGTGCAGTTGGTGATGGCAAGGGTTTCGTATCTACAGCCATTGGTGCTAGCTTTATCGGCAAGTATCCTGTAGCAATTGCAGGTTATATTGCAAACTCAAGCGGAACAGCACAAGACATTCGTTATGAATCAAATGTTAACTATGCAATTCCAACAATCCTTAATGCTCTTGAAGCAAACGTAACTGTTCTTGCTTATCAAGTTGAGCCATCAAGCGGTGGTAACATCAGTCTTCTAATTGAAGGTGGTGCAGGTCTTGCATCAACTGATGCAGGTATTGCAACTATTGTTCAGAACACTGTTCGTACTCTAACTGCGGCTGGTAACAGCAGCATTGATTGCAGCGGTTCAATGTTCGTGAATCGTGGTTTCAAATTAAGTTATGTATAATATATAACATATATAATACAAAATTTAAGGGCGGGCAACCGCCCTTTTTCTTTGCCCAAATTACAACACTATAAGTAAAAACATGATAAGATGTTTAACATTATTTGATATAACACGCAGCAGTGATCATAATTCTAACCAAATAAAAAATTGGCATACAATCATACAAGCATTGGGATTAAAATCCATTCTTACGATTCATTCATATCCTAAAAAAGTATTTCGAAATATAGATGGTCTTGAATTTGGAAAAAATTATATTGGCAATCATAATGTATGGATATTTGATTTTGAATTAGAAAACTTTAACAACAATTTAGAAGAAATTTGTGATATGGTTGATCTGATACCAATGATTCAAGGTCTTGAAGAAAGTGTTAAAAATTTGAAAAATTACACAATCGCTGATGGTGAAAACAAAAATATATGCTTTTTATTATTATAAAAACATTATAAATATTCTTTGCTACTGTGTGGGGAATTTACAATGGCAAAAACTTATGATATTGAACGTCAGAGTTTAGAAGCGCATGTTGATATCTGCGCAGAGCGTTATGAACAAATGGAAAGCAAAATGAATACTATGGAAGCAAGACTTGTAAAAGTCGAAACCATAGTCAGCGAAATTAAATCTATGTTAATCGAAAAAGAAACTTTGGCTTATAAAAAACTCGTTGGCTTAGGAATTGGCATTATTGGCTCACTACTAACTGCCCTATTGGGCTTGATTTTGTATGTTGCAAAAGCACATACTTAATTGACATAAGGGTTATCGTTGTGTTATTATATTTTTATGATAGATGAAAACATAACCCTCAACAAAATCAAAAAATTCGTCACGGAAGAATACAATCAATTGCCTAAAAAAGGAGCATTGATTGTAAAATCCGTGGGGAATGGATATCAAATTAATGATACCCAAGTAACTTTAAAAGATAATGTTTGGCAAGTTATCAATAATAATAAAAGTATTGTTGCTAACCTATATCAACGAAGAGTTGCAATATTGTTAGCAGCGTTAGTAAGCAAACGTTATTATAAAAATATTCCAACTGTAACATGCATAGATAAACAGTTAGACATTTATCTAAATGATAAACAATTATATTCTATAAGAACAAAAACAAATCCAAATAACGAAGTTTATAAAGATAGGCTTTCAAGAGTAGAACGAGAGTTAGAATTATTGGATCAACAATTGCATGAATTAGAGAAAAGTGTCTCACTGCAATAAATACTATTAAATGTAAGGACAACACTATGTTTGTTAAAGAATTTGGAAAAGTATCTGCTGCAGAATTAAATCAGCAATTGAATAAAGTTTATAATTGGCAACTTAATCTTAAGCAGATTAAAGAAGGCGATGCAAGTCAGATGCTAAAAACTATTGGCACAAAAATTCGTGCAATCAAGAGCACAAGTCAAGCACATCATGCTGAACGTAATCCACAATACATGGAAGCAGTAATGGTTGGAAAAATTCTTGAAACATGGAAAAATGAAATGGCACAAGGTCGTAAAATTATTGCAGAAAAGCTACAGGCAATTGATGATTATTGCATGGTAACGCTTAATGAACGTGAATTAACTCCTACAGAACTTAAGAAGCGTGAGCATTATGCAAAGGCTCTTAAGAAGCGTGGTGGTGATTTTGAAAAGCGTTATGGTAATCGTGGCAAAGATGTTATGTATGCTACAGCTACAAAGATGGCAAAGAATGAAAGCTATGAACTTCCATCAGCCCTTACAGAAGGTGAAATTGAACAAGCACGTGTTACAATGGCCGCTCGTGACTTGGCAGATAGCGTCCAAGATATTGTTGAAAAAATTAGCAAGATGCAAAACGAACAGCTACCTGCATTGGTTAGTGCAATGAAAGATGAAATTGGCATGGAACAAGCTAATTCATTTAACGATTCTACAAAGCAAGTTCTAAGTGGTCTGCTTGATGCAGCTAATTCTGCTCGTGATACACTTGATAATGCAAGTCGTGGCGTATATGGCGCTGCTCCTATGGGCGCACCTGATTCTGGTGCTGACATGGGCGCTGATATGGGTGCTGCTCCTGACTTAGGTGCTGCTCCAGATATGAATGCGCCATTGGGCGGCGAGCCTGAAGAAGACCTTAATGCAGTAGATGCTGCTGCTGGCGGACCTGCTGAAATGGGCCGTGGTCTAAGATAATGAAACTTCTTGAAGTTGCTCCAGATTTTGTAAAGAGTCAAGCAGGCGTTTTTATGACTATCTTGCAATATTTGGAAAGCAAAACCAAACCAGGCGTACAAATCCCAATAGCCAACATTAGTAAATTAATGAATAATGCTGGCTATTCTTTTTCTTATGAAAATTTACAAGAATTAATAGATAGCAATCCTAACATTGCCGAAATGATTAGTGATTATAATAACCAACATATTGTATTAGGCAAAGAAAGCGTTGCCGACAAAGAACCTGATC